ACGCACGGAGACTGGAGGCTGATCATCGAGATCTCTCCCGACTTAGGTGTTACTTGGGTTGAAGCAGGCCCTACACTCCATAAAGCAGGATGCCTGACAATCGAGGCAGCAACTACCCGCGCCCGCGTTAAGGTTCTCGTGGCGCAGGGCGCAACATCCACGATTAATGCACACCTTTTAGCACGATAACCGAGGAAACAACATGCCGTCACATACAAGAGCAGAGAGAGCTAAACGAAAGAAAGGATTTGCATCCACTAGGAAATCAGTACCAGCTAGCCCTAGGACTACAGGGGAGGCTTCTACCAGAGCCCAACGGGATGCGACTAAGCGTAAGCAAGTAGCTGCAAAGAAACGTGTTCAACGTAAAGCAACGAAGAGGAAGGGAAGGTAATGTCAGAGCAAACAACTAGAGCTAAGGAAACGATGGAGTCCCCTGGCAGGAACTTCTTCTCCGTCACACCGAGTGACGTTACGGACTTCACCTTCCAGACCCGCGCTCTGTGGGTAGGTGGGGGTGGTAACATCGCTATCCTAGGCGTAGGTGACACCGCTGCTGTGACTATCGTCGCGGTCCCAGCAGGCACTCTGTTGCCCTTCCGTTGCACGCGCGTTAACTCAACGAACACCACAGCTACTGATATAGTAGGTATCTTCTAATGACTGGTGGACCTGTACCTATCATCCCACAGAATGGCATCAGGATCAGTATGAGCCTGGGCATAGGTGGTGGCGCCCAGAGCAAGGGTGCTGTGAGCCCAACAGGACCCAGAGTGAGTAACTCAGGGGTAGATACACGAGTTACAGACGGCGGTGTAGATATCCGCGTAACACCGTAAGGAGGCCGTATGGCTAATGTAGAAATCAGTGATCTGGTCAATAAGGCCACGCCTCTATCCACAGATGAGTTTGAGATACAGGCTACTATTGGAGGGTTATCTAATAAGGTCACTCTGGCTAATATAGCGTTGAACTTCCCACAGCAGGGTAATATCGGAGTCGGAGTAGCACCAAGTGCCACAAGCGCGGTAGACGCGAGGAGAGACGGTTTAGGGTCTAAGGATGTGAGAGTGGCACTAGGAGCAGACGTTTCTAGTGTATCTAACTTCCTAGCCACAGATTCGGTGGTATTCATAACCAACGCCAGTGCCGGTGACTGTGGTATTCAAATGCGGGCGAATGCCTCTGACTGGGGCATCCGCAACGAAGACTCCGGCTCGTTGAAGTTCGAGGACGAAACTACGCTACGGTTGGAGATAAACGGGTCAGGGAACTTCAATTTCCAAGCAGGGAATCTGACCACTACAGGCACAGTAACCTGTGCAGCCTTTACCTCCACAGGCATTGACGATAATGCTACAGGAGAAAGACTACAGATTGGGGACGGTACCATCATACTGGGCACAGCGGGTTCTACTTACGTGCTGTCCCATGTTGCTACAGATCAATTGCTACAGGTTAGCGGCGGGAGCAGCGGTAACCTCGGCAGCAATATCGTGATGCATTCGGAGTCCCACGCTACCTTAGCCAATGACTTCAAAATTCGCACCGGCTCTACAGATTGGTTTCATTACGATGACTCCGCAGGTTCTCTTGACTTCCACACTGTAGACCTAGTTACTACAGGTGACGCAGCAGTAGCAGGGCTGACCCTGACTGGTCTGGTTAAGAAATCCGTTACTGACGCAATCACAGCAGGGGCCACTCAGACCCAAGCAGGGGCTACAGCCCTAACCACGGACATCAACAGAGTCACAGTAGTAGCCACTGCCAGTGACGGGGTTAAGTTACCCACAGCAGTAGCTGGTCTGGAGATCCTAATAGTCAACGACGACTCAACAGATGCCTTGCAGGTATGGCCTAACACCTCCGACACAATCGATGGAGGTGCTGCCGACGCAGTAGACAGTAATACACTCGCTGCTGGCGCAGCTCGCAGGTATATCTCGGTCGATGCAACTAATTGGTTCACCGCGTAACAACAGAGGACAATAAGAATGATAACACTCATGATAGGAAAGACTCGTGGTCAGAACGCCCCCGTTAGGGGCCTGTACATAGATGGTGACCTAGTAACTACCTTCTGTGGGTTGACCACAGCACGGGACCTCAGGACGCAGCTCTTGATGCGCTGCGGTATTAACAAGAACCTTTCAGACGCTGATGAGCGCCTAGAGGGTGCCTACGAGAAGAGTTACTGCGATATAGACAGGGTGACTAACTTCCCTCGGGTTCTCCCAACGGCGCAACCTACAGGGCCTACGCCGCAGGCAACTTTCGCAGAACAGATATCTGCACCAGACGCAGCAGCCACGGCCCATGCTGTAGAGGGTGCCGAAATCGCCCAAGTTGAGGTCATAACTACCCTAACTCCACAGGAGAAGGCTAAAATCACACGAGCTAAGAACAAGGCCAAGAAAGAGGCTGCTGCCCTAAAGAAGGCAGCTAAGGCCGCATAGATGCCTGTTCTGTACGAAGTACGGGAGATGGGAGACCTCTCTCCTCGCTTACAGCGGTGGATTAAGGAATTTGCAGCTACTGATGGGTCCTTCGAGGAGGCTCAGCGAACGATGGTAGAGGCTGGGTACAAGGATGACAGGACCCTCGCAGCTAAGGCTAGGAGGCTCCTCAGGGCGCACCGAACTGTCATTAGCCAGCACGTGAGACTACGATTACAGGATACAGGCAGGGTCATGGCAGCTATGGCTGCTGTAGATGAGATAGTCGCAGACAAGGACGGCTCCTCTGCTGTACGACTTAATGCCGCTAAGGATATCATGGCTAAGGCAGGACTAGAAGAGGCTCAGAAGATCCAAGTAGAGTCAGATGCTAAGGACCTGGATGACAATACCCTCCTCAGGGAGATATCCCGCCTCAAGGACGTACTGAAGCTAGTAGAGGTAGAGGATGTCGGATAGAGAACGCTTATCTGACCTCTTAGCGGAGCACAAGGAACGAACGGTCTTCAACAGGGTTAATGGCTACGAGCCTTACTCTTGGCAGGCGAAGTTCATGTTCGGGAAGGACAAGTCTGGAGACTACGCAGCACAGAAACTCGCTATGTGTGCTAACCGTATAGGGAAGACCTTCACTGGGGCTTCAGAGACGAGCTTTCATCTAACAGGGCTTTACCCTGACTGGTGGGAAGGACGTAGATTCGAGGAACCCATAAATGCTTGGGCCTCGGGTGTAAGCAACGAGAGCACAAGGGACATATTACAGAATGAGCTACTGGGACCTCCTGATGATATTACAATGCGTGGAGCAGGCGCGATACCACGTCATTGCATCGGTGAGACCACAAGGAAGCCACAAGTCCCTAACGCTATCCAGTCTTTACTGGTACAACACCATGATCCAAGCGGCAAGCCTAATGGGTGGTCTAGGTTAGGCTTCAAGGCGTTCGAGATGGGTCAGGACAAGTTCATGGGAACCAGCATGGACTACATATGGCTGGATGAGCAGCCACCTGAGGACATCTACAAGCAGTGTGTGACGAGGACAGCCTCTACGGGTGGTATCGTCAGTATGACGTTCACCCCAGAGGACGGTATGACCCCGGTGGTTCATCAGTTTATGAAGGACATACAGCCTGGGCAGCACCTCACACAGGCTACATGGGACGACGCGCCTCACTTGACTGAGGAAGTAAAGGAGCAGATCCTTAGGGTTTACTCCCCACACGAGAGGGAGATGAGGACTAGGGGTATACCAGTATTCGGTTCAGGCATGGTGTTCCCTCTAGGGGCAGATGAGTTGAGTATAGACCCGTTTGAGTGCCCTGAGTACTGGCCTGCAATAGCAGGACTTGATATAGGCTGGGACCACCCTACAGCTGTAGCTTGGCTACGCTGGGACAGGGACGCAGACATCGTGTACGTCGTTGATGTGTACCGACAGAAGCAAGCTACACCCGTCATACACGCAGCAGCGATTAACGCAAGACCTCGCTGTAACGTAGCATGGCCACACGATGGGATGGTACACGACAAGGGCTCTGGAGTAACTATAGCTGACCAGTACCGTAAGAGTGGGGTTATGATGCTCCCTACGCACTTCACTAACCCTATGGCCGTAGGCGAGAAGGGAGCAGGGAACTTCAAGAAAGAACCAGGCATCTCAGCGATGCTGGACAGAATGCAGCAGGGTAGATTCAAGGTGTTCAGTACATGCTTTGAGTGGTTCGAGGAGTTCGAGGCGTACCACCGAGAGAAGGGAATCATATACGATCTTCATGACGATATAATGAGTGCTACTCGGTACGCACACCAGATGCTGAGATTCGCAGAGCCGCCTGAATCAGGCTCGTTCTCGTCTGGGTACAACAGACCACTGAAGCGCCCTGAACTAGGACTTCTTGCATGAACATAGCGATAGACTATGACCTCACTTGGAGTGAGGACCCTGAGTTCTGGCAGTGTGTGGTAGCTCTAGGCGAGGACATGGGTCATAGTTTCTGGATAGTCACTGGCCGATCAGACCACAGGTTAGAGGTCGTGGAGAAAGACGCCCCAGGCGTCCCTATCATATCTTGTGCGCAGGAAGCTAAGGCTTCTGAAGTAGCCTTCAATAACGTCAGTATTGACGTATGGATAGACGACGACCCATTTAACGTGTGCTTCCCCTTAGAAAGGAAGTATGAGTTAGATCCAGCATAAAGGATAAGTATGGCGAAGCAGAAAAAACGTAAGATGACGAGTGAGGAGCTAGGTGCTGTCATCACACAGCAGCTCCAGCAGGCTACTCCGTCTGAGTCCTCTAAGCTCAGTAACTCCAGAGCTAGGGCTATGGATGAGTACTTAGGTCGTCCTTACGGTGATGAAGTCCCCGACCGTTCTTCTGTAGTTACCAGAGAGGTCATGGAGACCGTAGAGTGGACCATGCCGCAGCTCATGCGAATCTTCCAAGGTGGGGAGGATGTTGTACAGTTCGAGCCACAGGGTCCAGAGGACGTACCTCAGGCTAGGCAGGCTACTGAGTACGTTAACTACGTCTTCAACCAGCAGAACCCAGGCTTTAGGATCACATACCAGTGGATCAAGGATGGCCTCCTCCAGAAGAACGGTATGGTTAAGATCCGCTGGGAAGAAGGGAGCGATGAGCGGGAGGAGTACGAACTCCTAGACGGAGAGGAACTAGAGTTACTCTTGGCAGAAGAATTTGTAGAGGTTGAGGGAGAGATAGAGCTAGAAGAGGACAAGAACGGTAACCCGTTAGGATTCAACGTAGCTATCCTACGCTCAGGGAAGCGTGGTAGGACTGTGATCGAGAACGTACCTCCTGAGGAGTTCTTCATCTCTATGGACGCTAAGGACATACAGACCGCTCCTTTCGTCGCTCATGAGCCTCTGGTGTCTATCTCAACACTTACCGAGATGGGCTTCAAGACAGATGACCTACCCTCAGGTGGGGAAGGCACCGGACAGCTTAACTCCGAGGAGCGCCTCTCACGGTTCAGTAACGACAACACAGGTGGGGAAGAGGGTGAGCAGCAGATCTCTGCTGATGGCACTACAAGGATGGTACGGCTAACTGAGTCCTACATCCGAGTGGACTACGACAACGACGGCATCGCTGAACTACGCCAGGTGTTCTCAGTAGGTGGTCAGATCCTTGAGTTCATAGATGGAGGAGAGGCCAACAAGGAAGTAGAGTGGGTGCCCTTCGCAGGGTGGACTCCCATCATTATGTCGCATAAGTTCTACGGACTCTCTATGAGAGACCTCGTGTCTGACATTCAGAAGATCAGCTCTCAGCTTTACAGGAATATGCTGGATAACCAGTACGTTGCTATCCACGGTAAGTACGAAGTACTTGACGGGATGGTTAACATGGACGACATGCAGACAGGACGGCCTCATGGTATCGTCCGTACTAAGATGCAAGGTGCAGTACGCAGGATTGACGTACCGCAGCTCACCGACACTGCCTTCTCCATGCTGGAGCTGACACAGAGGATGAGTGAGACCCGCACGGGCGTATCCTCCAGAACACAGGGACTAGACGAGAACCAGCTTAACCCCAACACAGCAGCTACGGCTGTTAATCAGGTCATGACCGCTGCACAGCAACGAATTGAACTTATAGCCCGTGTGTTCGGAGAGACAGGATACACAGACCTGTTCAACATAATCTATGCTACTGAGCTGGCTCACCAGACCAGAGAGCAGATTATACGTCTCAGGAATGAGTACGTCCCTGTCGATCCTTCTTCATGGAAGGAACGCAAGGACATCTCTGTAGTAGTCGGACTGGGTAACGGTTCTAAGGACGCTCAGATGTTCCAACTCAATACTATCTTCCAGTCTCAGATGCAACTACTAGGCCAAGGGAAGGGGGCTATCGTAGGGGACCTCCAGTTATTCAATACAGTGAATGACCAGGCTAAGCTCTTTAACCCGTCCTCAGACGGGCGGTACTTCCAAGATCCACAGAGCCCCGAGGCCCTACAGGCCAATCAGGCTGCACAGCAGCGACAGCAGATGCAGGAACAGATCCAGCAACTGGCAGTTCAGCTCGAGCAGCAGAAGGTTCAGATCGAAGAGTTCAAGGTACAGTCCAAGGCAGAGGATGACTCCAGGAACACAGATATTAAAGAGGCTGACCATCAGCTTGACATCCAGAAGGAACATAACGAGGTGGCATTCAACACTGCCGAGGTAGCCCTAGAGGCTGAACAGGAACGCCCTGTGGGGATCGGAAACTAAGGAGACAACGTGGATTACGACGAGCGCAATAAAACTATAACACAAGGCGTTTGGGCAGAAGGGTTACAAGGAGATGAGATCTTCCAAGAGATCATCCGAGGAGAATGCGACCTTTGCTTTGCCAAGATGATGATGACCGAGAGTAAGGCATCCGACGAGCGAGAGGCTCTGTACTGGATGCTACGAGGTCTGAGGCAGTTCGAGGACACGTTAGATGCCCTCATAGGTGCCAAGAAAATGATCGAGAAACAGGAAGCAGAACAGGAAGACAAGCGTGGACAATAACAATACCTACACTCTACCAGAAGAAATGGTGGAGTCCATGATAGACGCTCTTGCACACTTACCTTACGGACAGGTGTTCCAACTAATCTCAGCCGTGAGTGTAATGGTCCATGAGCAACGTACCCAAGAACCTAAAATAATTACAGGAGAAACAC